GTTTATAGCATCAGGCTCAAGAGCCATAGACCAGCGTGTTATTTCTGAGTGGGCGGCAAAGCCACTGCCTGATGGGTTCAAGCAGTTCAGAGAGTTTATTGATGTAGACGGAGATATACAGCCTGGTGGCACTGGTCTTGAGTGGCAAATGTATAAGAAGCCGGTACCGGGCCATGAATACATCATTGGAACGGACTCTGCGATGGGTTCAAAGGACGGCGACTGGTCAGCGGCACGAGTTTATGACCGTCACGCCAAAGAAATAGTGGCAGAATTGTACTCTAAGTACTCTCCAGAGTTCCTTGGGGAGCAAGCTGTTCTGGCTGCAAAGTATTATAACAGGGCTTTTATCTCACCAGAGGCTAACAATCACGGCTATTCAACCATCAGCCACATTGTAAATACTATGGGATATCGGCAGATGCAGTTGCGCCGTCCTGGCAAGGCGATACGTCCCGGTAAAGACGCCTCCCAGATATATGGCACCATCATCGGATCTTATAATAAGGCCAGGATTATTGACGAGCTGCGCCGAAGAATACGAGAGAAGGCATACACTGAGCACTCTCGGCGCTTTTGCCATGAGTGTACGACGTATGTTCGCACCCAATCTGGCCGCTATGACCACATGCCAGGGGAGCATGATGACCTGATTGACTGCACGGCTCTTATATTTGAGGCGGACAATAGAATGCGCCCTGTGCTAGAAGTGTCTGATAATTTGACTAAGGCTAAAGAGATGAACGACATTGCAGCACGCGGCGGTCGCAGGCGGGGTGTTCGTCCTCAGAAGCGATTTTACCGTGGAGGTGGCCGATGACGATTGCAATTATCGCTGCGGCTTTGGTTGTAGGCATTTGGATTGGCTGGACAGCGAGGGATTGGATGCACGATTTACTGGTGAAATACAGCGAACTGCCTGATTTTCCAGACGCACCAGAAGAATCAAATGCGATATATTGGTCGCAGGTGCCAGTGCATCAGAAGCGACAGCTTTCTATTGCCCTTGCTAAACGCAATAAGCAAAACGGCGAGGGTTAGGGCAAGATGGATAATTTTAAAAAAGGCATGCCTCAAATCCCGGCCACTGCTTTGTCGATGATGGCAGACACGGCGACTGCTCCATTTCAGTTGTTAGAGCAGTTTACCGGCGAAGAGGCAATGCGGGCTGCGCCTATGGGCTCTTCTGAGCAAGACAGAGCTCAACGAATAGCAAGCGAAATAACGGCAAAAAAAATGATGAGGCTTACCAAGCCTGTGCCAAAGATATCCTTTAAGTTTGTGGAAAAGGTAGCAAAAGACCCGTTTGGATTAGCCGCAGAGAATGCAGCATCAGACCTTTTTGGCCTAAAGTCCAAGCCAACTGAGTTTCAAAATATTACCGGTTCGTTGGAGGAGGATTTTTAAATGCTACCAGGAATTATCATACCGGCGTTTTTTAACGCCCTTACTGGCGTTATGACGGCCCAAAGCGAAGAGGTCGATGGCCTAGAGCCACCACCGCCTCGACCGGAGCCAAAAGAGTTTATTGAACAGCAGGCTCGTCCTGCCGCAGACTTGATGTCAGTTGCCCTGCAAGACGATATGCCTATGATTGCTCGATCTCCGCAGTCTGAGCTCGCCGCACTAAGCATGTTTGATGTCAATAAAGATAACAAGAACCCACTTCACAGAGGAGTCTTTACATGAATGTTAGCCCAATGGACGAGGGCAGGACGCAGTTTTCTGCTTCAATGTCGATGTTCGATCCTGAAATGTTGCGAGAGGCCTTGGCCAAGCAAATACGAAGTGGTGTTGTTGGGAGCGGTCCTACGCCCCAGCCGCCTATGAAAGCCAACGCCTTACTAAAACTAAAAAAGAATTTAGCCGACAGAAGACTCAGGAGGCGTCGTAAGAACCCGTTAGAGTTGAGCAGCGAGCAAATGGCTGCTTTGACGATGTTTCCTGGCACGGGGCAGACATCAGCAGACACCTCACAGATATACCGACAAGGATAGTACATGCCATCCTCTGCGATTACTGACCAGTATACTCGGTTCGACAGTCAAAGTGGCGAAAGCTGGTCCCCCACTGCGGAGGAAATAAAGCTTGTAAACTACGTCACTAAGCAGTTCGAGCTGTGTGAGCGTTTTAAGAAGCCCCATGTGCGCTCTGCGTACTATACCATTTCGTTTTATCTGGGCCAGCAGTGGCTCCGGTATGACCGGGCCTCCGAGACGCACGACTCTATAAAATTTGAAGAGTGGGAAGAGCAGCCAGTTACCAACTATATGAAGCGAGTGATTGACGATGTAACTGCTAAGGTTACTGAAAACCGCCCTGCCGTGACTGTAGTTCCTGCTACATCTGATGAGGATGACCAGGAGGCAGCTCGTGCAAGCGAGAAGCTGCTTGACCACCTGTGGATGGAGTTGGACTTTGGGGATGGAATTGAAGAGGCAGTAAAGCTGGCTACGCTTACTGGCCTGTCCGCCATCAAGGTGTATTGGGATGCCGCAGGCGGCGAACAGTACCAGCCAACTCAAACGGAGATGGAGGTCGGCGCAGAGGTCGAAGGCGCTATTGGCGACCTTGGCCCACGCATGACAGGCATTCCTGACTGGGATGTGCTGTCTCTCATGGAGTTTGGTTTTGATCCAGGTGCGCGGCGTTGGTCGAAATGTCGCTGGGCATACAGCCGAAACACTGTTCACATCGATGTACTGCGACAGACTTACGAGAAAGCAAAGTATATCAAAAGCAATCGCCGCATGGACTTTGACCACTTTCAAGTCCAGCTAATGGATAAGCTGCGAGGCGACCGACAAAACAGCGCACAGAGCCTTACTGAGCACGTCGAGGTAATCGAGTATTACGAGCGACCTTCGCCTCGGCACCCCAACGGCATGTTTTCTGTTATTGCCGGTGGGCTGGTTATGTACCACCAGGAGCGCCTGCCATTCGGTAAGCTGCCATTCTATCCCATACGGGATGGCAAGATACCCGGACGCATGATTGGACATGGGCGAGCAGTGTCTCTGCTAGACCCGCAGCACGAAGTAAACAAACGCGACAAGGACATTCGCGAGCACGCCAACCTGATGGCTCAGGCCAAATGGATTGTGGCCGAGGGCTCGCTCAAAAACGGCAACTACATCAGCAATGAACCCGGCGAGATTGTAGAGTATAACCCAGGCTTTCCGGCTCCGCGCCCAATGGTGAATCCGCCACTGCCCCAGGAGCATCTGGTTATCAAGAATGGCGCGGTAGAGACAATCTTTGAGCTGTCCGGGTTGTCTTCATTGACTCGTGGCCGCATACCGTCAAACATGTCTGGTCGTGCAATCGGGATGGCGACAGACCTTGAGGCAACTTTGCTAGGGCCGTTGGTCAAAGAGGTCGAGAAGGCTATCTGTGGCGTTGGCTCCATGCTGCTCACGATGTGGCGAGACATGATGCCCGTTGCCTACACCGTTCCAGTGATGGGCAAGAACTCTGTTAGCGAGCTCATACGTTTCTTTTCAAGCGACATTTCATCGACTGATGTCCGCATGCAAGGCGGCTCAATGCTGCCAAAGCTTCTTTCGTTCCGCCAAGAGCGTTTGTTGATGATGTGGGAGCGTGGTGTATTTGGCAATCCCCAAGACCCAATGAACCAAATCAAGTTCCGTAAGATGCTTGAGTTTGGAGATACGGACGCTATCGACGGAGACAACAGCCGTGAGCGCAGATACGCACGCGAAGTCAACGAGATGCTGAAGGTTGGTGCGTTCGTACACCCTAACCCAGCTATTGACTCTATGGAGATACAGATAGACGAGCGGACTGATTACATGCAGTCAGCCGAGTATCGTCGCCTTGCTCCAGAGATACAGAACATGTTTATGCGCAATTTGGCTTGGTGCTACTACTATGCTTCGCAATCGCAGCAAGGCGTGCCTTGGTGGACTCACGTAGATGAGCAAGCCATACAAGTTGAGGCATGGCCACCGTTTATGCAGGAGCCACCACCACAGGAGGGCCAGCCGGGTCAGCCGCAGATGCCACAGCCTGAGCCAATGGACGCCTTTGGAATGCCGCCAGAAGCAGGTCCGCAGATGCCGCCAGAGCTTATGGAGCAGATGGCCGCACTATCCCGTGGCAACACTGGGACTCAAATTGCCATACCCGAAGAGGATGCTGGAGTAATGGGTCCAGGGGTTGGTGAGTTTGACATGGTGCCCACCGAAGGGATGTAATAGAGTTCGACAGCGGCAAATAAGTTTACAATTTTTTGACAGCGAAATTTGTCCGCTTGTAGTTTAGGCACGCAGGCCAGTGGGTCTGTGTGTGGTGATCCCAAATAATCGGGTGGCGCTCCGTAAAGCGCAGGGAGAGAACCATGTCAGCAGAAGGCGTAACGAGCACAGACTCCGGTACGGAATCGCAGGCCGTAGGTGGTGAGGATTTGGCAAGCACTCCAGCAGTGGAGGTTGCCGCGACATCGGCAGATACTAGCGCAGCCAGCGAGGGCGATACCTCGTCTAGTCCGGGTCCGGTGCCGTATGACCGTTTTCAACAGGTAATAGCGCAGAAAAACGACTTTCAGATAAAGGCAGGCGAATACGAAAACCAGATTGCTCAACTAAGAAATTACATTGAGCATCAAAACCAGCAGGCTCAACAGGTTGTAGACCCGGTTGAAGCACTGCGAAAGGCATTGCAGCCAGAGCCAGAGCCAGAGTATGTGGACCCACTTGAGCAAAAAACGCAACAGTTGGAGAAGCAACTATCGGAACTATCTCAGTGGAAGCAGTCTCAGATGGAGCAGGTAGAAACTGCACGTCTGCGTACTCACTTCCGGTCAATGGCTGACTCGGCACTTTCGGATTACCCGAATGCGAGTAAGCACGAGATTGCAATGCACCTGTTCCAGAACCCGAATCTCACCGCATCTCAGGTGCGGGACATTGCTCGTCAATCGCACGAGCGAGAGACTTCGACCTGGAAAGGGCGGTTTGCTCCAGCGGCTGCGGCCCCTGGCACCAATAGCCCACCTGTTCTGCCACAAAGCGGAATGGGCGGCGTTGGCGAAAAGCAACGGGTTACTTCGATTGCCGATGCTAGAGAGGCGTTCCTTCAGCGCATGGGTATTGAATGAACTGCTGACGCCCGTGAATGGGCAGCGAGGAATAAAAGATGAGTGTTGAAAAAACGACTGGAGCTGGCGGCTTTATTGAGGCGCTAAAAGAAACTTACGAGGATGGAATCAAGGACCAGCTAAATCGTGACGTTGTGCTGTATGACGCGCTACAGACCGGCACCAAAAAGGTGAAGCTTGAGGGCAAGAAGCTGGTTTTCTCTACTAAGCTTGGCCGAGCCTATGGTGCTCACGCTATTGCAGAGAATGGCACGCTGCCTGCGGCTGGCACTGCAACTCGTGCTAGGGGCGAGGTTGAACCAAAAGATGTTTGGGGTCGAGCGCAGCTTACCAAGCGCCTCATGGCAGTTTCTAAGACTGACCGTGGTGCGTTTGCTGATGCGCTTGCTGACAAGATGGACGACCTTCAAGAAGACCTTAAGTACGAGGTTGCTCGTGCGTTGGTTGGCAACAAGGTTAGCACTAGCACGGAAACCGGCATTCTCGGTCTTATCGACCAGGAGCAGAATACTGTTACTCAGATTACCCTGAAGGAAAATTCAGGAAATGTTCAGCTTCGTCCTGGGATGCCGTTGGTTATTGGCACAGATGGTCAGCTAGGTGGTGGCACTCCAGAGAACACTGTTACTATCAAGAGCATTGACAGCACCACCAAGATTACAGTTGATGGCGCTAATATCAGCGTTGATGATGGTGACTTTATTGCTCGCGGTACCTCTGGGACCGTGAATGCGTATAAAGAGGAGTTCACTGGCATCGCTCATATTGTTGATGATGTTGGCGCACTGTATACTATCGATCCTTCGACTAGCCCTCAGTGGGCTGCATATGTCGATGACAACAACAATGTAGCGCGTCCTTGGTCGCACGACTTGATGAACAAGGCTTTCCGAAGCATTAAGACTCAATCTGGCAAGCGTCCTGACTACGTGACTGGTCACGATGCTCAGGTTGACGAGATTGCTAACACTCTCGTTAGCGATGTTCGATATGAGCCTTGCAAGTTTAAAGGTGGCTACGAGCGTTCGTTCCTCACTTGGAACAACGGTGAGCGCGACATTCCTATTGTTCCTGACGATATGTTTGAGCCTGGTAAGCTTGTATTCCTTAGCATGGATTGCCTCGCAATGTGTGAGACTGTGCCCATGGGATTCGACGAAACGGATTCGCTTCTTCAGCGAATTTCCAATAGCGTCTCTTACGAAATTGTCTACGGAACCATCGGAAACATGGTCTGCTACCAGCGCAACGCTCACGGTGTGTTGGAAGACTTGCAGTTTGATGAGACAAACTTCGCATTTGCTTCATAATTGAAGTAGTCTGGGGGCCGCTTGGCCCCTGGGCATTCAGTCAGTCTAGCGGCGGGGCTACTAGGAGAGGTTCGAGCCCTCTGATTGACTCCGATTAGATACAGCACCCTGGGAGGGGCAACATGGCGATTCGTAATGACAATATAGAGCTGGCTTACCAGAGCCTGTTTATTCCATCTACATCATTTAGCAGCATGGGCCTTGTAGATGGCACTCCAAACATTGCTTCAGCAGCAACCGGCAACTCGGTGCTTGCTAG